GCCACCAGCGATAATTTCATCAGCGATTACAGTTCCAGCATCATATCCAGCATTAGCGATTTGAGTTATCGCTCTTTCGTTCAATCCCATAGTCAAAAGTTGTTGAATCTTGCCACCAAAAGCTTTTGCTTGTTCTGCTTGTAGTGTTAATGAATCTAGAAATGTTGAACCCTCTGCGATAGTCGAGAAACTTAATACATCTGTTATTGAACTCTTAATAGTGGACTTGAAGGAGGCATATTGTTCTTTAGCAGCGTTGAGTTTTGTTCGAGCCTCGTCTAAAGCGAAAGCAAAGTTCTTTTGAACTATGCCTGCTAAATCTTTAAAAGATGATGCTAATGTGGCGTTTATTTTTGGTGTGCCAGCCATGATTTTTTGTATTTCACTCAAAGAGTTCCTGGCTAAGTTAGTCGCACCTTCAATAGACTGTGGGCTGGTTCCGGCAACGAACTCTGCATAATTTTTATTTGCTTCAGTTAGAGCGTCAGTATTACGCTTTAAGTCTTCTTGTGTTTTCGCTAACGCTTTCAAAGATTCTTCAGATTGTTGGAGACCTTTAGTTTGTTTTTCTAATAATTTTTGTTGTTCTCTTTCTCGTTGAGCGACCCTAGAAGCAGCAGGCGTAGCACCAGCAGGAGCACCTAATAATCTTTCTTCTTTGCCTTTATCTTTCAACAATTTGAGATAAGTTCCAAGGACTGGAATCAATGCGATAATTCTATCTCCAAATGTTACAGTTTCGTTCATTAAACTTTTTGTTTTAGTGTCAGCGAAACCAATCACACTTGCCATGTCAGCGAGTTCGATAGCGAGGGTACTAGTCCCACGTATCAAGTCACCAATTTCTGTACCTAACCCTTTGAGGGTTGTTGCAAAGTCACCTGTCTCAAAATCAACTTTGTCAATTGCATCTAATAACGCAAAACCAACTTCTTCTTTTAAGTCCTCAAACCCTTGTCTAATTTTAATTATTTTACCTTCGGGGGTATCCAATAAACTTTGGTTGAAACCTTTGTAAGTTGAATTTAAAACTTCAATAATTGCACTAACGCGCTGCGCTTCTGTTCCGCTCTTGATTTGTTTCTTAGTGGCTTCATCTAGGACGAAACCTGTCTTAGTCAAAGAAGCAAAATTACCTTGCAAGGCTTGAGCCAGGCCATTAGTCATGGATTTAAAATCTTCAGCAGATGCAGCAGCACCCTTTTCAGCAGTTACATAATCAAGAATCGCTGGCGTTAATTTTTCAATAGTGTCTGAAGTTAAGTCAAAAGTCGCTAGTTGTGATTGCGCTACGATAATGTTATCTTTTGTGACTACGCCAAGTTTTTCTAAAGCCTCTGCTTGCTTCAACAATGAATCAACTTGGCTATTTGTAGCACCACCAGTTGTTATCAGTATTTTTCTTAATCTATTTTGTGCTGCCTCAAGTTCGATAACACCCTTGAGAGATGATGTGAAGAAACGGCCAATTTCTCTTACTCCAAAAGTGGCAGCGATAGTAACACCTAATTTTTTCAAACCACTAGTGAAAGAATTAAAACTTTGTTGTGTTTGTTTTGAACTTGCTTGGACTCCAGCGAGTTTAGACTTGATTGAGTTTATATCTTTAACAGCCTGGTTAATACCTTTAGCGTCAAAAGTGGAATCAATCCTGACGTTAATTGCCATTTATGCTGCTTTCTGTTGCAATCTTTGATTACCTTTTATAATCGCTAATGCTATTGTCTTTTCAATCTCCATAGTAATGGTGTTTTCATATTTTTCAACGGCTGAATAAATGTATCTAGAAGCTTTTCCTCTACCTGTTTGACTTAAGGCTTCAATCATAGATTTACCTTGACCACTTAATCTGTGGTCCATGATTACGCTACCTTTAACATAAGACCTTGAAACACCTGAAGTCCTGACTTTATTTTTTCTACCAGCCATGTCAGCGATTTCAACACCAGCGTTTTCAACTGAAATAACAACCAAAGCCTTTTGCATACCTCTACGACTTCTAGAAGTATTAAGTTTAGTTTTAATTTTAACTGGACTCGTAGGCCAGGCAGTCCTACCACCATGCTTGAATCCTCTTATCGGTGGATAGGAAGGAATATTACTTCTAATAGCAGTAGTAAGTGGACCAGCGACTTGTGCTAAATCAAGCCGTAATTCTCTAACTAATTCTTTGTCAAATCGTGCCAGAGTATTCAAGGCTTCTCTTAATCCTTTGACTTCAACTTCAATCATTAGTCCTCATTTGTTGAGAGTTTTTCCAACGCAAATACATCCCGATAGTAAATAACATTCTATCGCTTTCTAGCATCAATAAAGATGGAGCGATTCCTGTTTCTGTTGCTAGGTACGCTATGTACCAATGTGCGCTAGAGTCTCCTAGCCCTACTATTTTGGGCTTTTGTCACTCACTTCAACTGATTCAATGTCGTCTAACCAGGAATCAAAATCTTTTTTGGTTTCGCTATTTCTTTTTTCACTGTGCCAGGCTAAGAACAATAGGTCAGTTATCTTGAACTCGTCTTGGAGTTTAGCAACTGACCTATCATACTTTTCTTCAAACGCAACTAGGTCTTTCGCAGAGCAAATGATTTCTTTTGGTTCACTTGCGTTATATGTAACGCGCAGGTTTAGTTTCATATTTAAACAGTTGTCCCTCTTGTAACAGTTCCAGTTGTTGGCCATGTTACAGATAAAGTTGCGATATCGCCAACGCTTGAAGCGAATGGTGAATATTGAGTTACTAAACACTCGGCTGTGTATTTAGGTTGTGTTGAGGTTACTGTTCCTGATGCTGATTGAATAATCACTGTGGCGATAGAGCCAAGTAATGGATTTAATACTTCATCAACTGAACCTGCACCAAAATCTTGCATAAAATTAAGAGTTACTGTGCCACTCTTTAATCCACCAATTCTGGTTCTAAAAGATTGCCCAAAAGCAGTAGTTTCTACATCGTCTGCTTCTAGTGATAATTCCACACTATTAAGATTTGTGCTGAAGTCTGTTCCAGCAACCTGAATCTTATAGTCTGTTGCAGCAAATTTTGCCATTTTTTCTGTTCCTTTTCCTAGTCTGCGTAGCAGGTCACATTAAACTCTGCTGATAGATATATTACCTCACCTATTGATACTTGTCCGTAGTTTCTCATTTCCGTGACCCGAGTATCAAAAGCTTTTCCTCCAAGTGTCTTATCTCCTTCAATAGCAAGTTTTATACTTGAAGCACCAGTTGAAGCACAATAGGCATCTAAATTATTTTGTGCTGAGCGTTCATCTACACGACCAACCACCACTAAGATACTAAAAGCGTAAGTTTGCATACCTCTTTTAAAAACATCGTCAAACAAAATTGATGATGGAGTAATAAGAGCGATAGGAGGATTTGGATTATCTGGGATTGTTGCTGTGGTTCTTAATCCTGTAATAGTGGCTAATCTAGTAGCCAGCCCACTACGTAAATCAGAAATTGAAGCCATTAAGCAAAGTTTCTCATGCGCTTGTACGGCATAACTAATTGCTCAACATCTGGGTCAAGGTTTCTTGAAACTCTTATGGCTCCTAAGTCACCAAATCCTGCAACGCCTAAAGGACTATCTAATCTTTTATAAATTCTTGATGCTTGAATAATACAAGCTTGTTTTATCGCGATAGGTAGTGCTGGCCAACCCCATGTGCCAGTAATTTGTACTAAGGCTTCTCCACCCTCTATTGGCCATAAATAATCACCGATTGCTCTAATGCTCGTAAAAGGCCATGCTTGTCCATCTAATACTGCGTTGAGTGGTTCCAGTTGATAATCATCTGTGTCCCAGGTGACATCAAATTGACCATTACCAGATTCAGAACTTCTAACTGTTACTGTGCCATTAGCCAGGTCATCAACTTGTACTACAAACTCGGTATCTGCCACATAATATCTAGTCGCTGTGCCGGAAGAATAAAAATTACGAGCAGCGTATCCGTCAATCAACCTTGATGCTGATTCAATAGCCATCTCTAATAAAGTATCGTCAATCGCATCAGAAATACGTAGTGCTGCTTTTGTCTCATTAAGAGAGGCGTAGCCGTTAGTTATAGCCAAGAGTAACTCCTTTTAATTCTTATCTTAGTCTAATGCAGTTTTTACTTTATGCTCACTTTTTAATTATCGCCCTAAAGACTTTGAGAGGTAATCTCTTCTAGAATCCACCCAGGGTAACTTTTGCTCTGCTAGCCTGGTCTTGAATATACTGTGCTGATTAGCAAAATATCCCCAGGGTTCAGAAGATAACTTAAATATATGCCTATCAGAGAAGTTGTCTTTAAAATAATGCCAATCTCTTTTGAAGTTGATTCGTAAAAACTCAGCATTAGCCCCTCTACCATCCATAATCAATTGTGTGCCATGCCATAAAAAGAATTCTCTCTGTAAAACATCTGCTGACATAGGCAACGAGAAGTTTTCACTTTTGTAGCCATTTATTTTGGTTCTAATTTGCTCTGGGTCAGGACCGTCAATATAAATCAAGTCAGGTGTGAAGTTAGGTAAATCTTCCCACCTATTTACTATCTGTCCGCCTGGACCACCAAATTCAAATAATTCAATTTGTGAACTATGTGGGGTGATAAATTTTTGTACTTCCTCTGGGATTCTTTCAAGGCTAGTTTTTAAGAAGTAGGGGGAAGCATCAATAGTTAATAGTTGGAAAGCGTTTGGATGCCGACATTCTCTTAAATAATCTTGACCAAATTGTAAATAGTTTTGATATAAAGCGATACCAAATATAAGAGTTGAATAACCTGAACCAAATTCTAATATCGAAACCACATAAGATTCTCTAGTTGTTTTGTATAGATAATAAAGGTCGCTGAACTCAGGTGGGTCTAGCTTGTTTTCCCTTTGGGCTTTATTTGGTGATATCAAATCATTATTAGTAAAATCACTTATGAAATCATAAAATTGTTGCTCAGTTGCTATATCGGTATTGTGCCAGAATGTTGAATTTTTCTTCATGTTTAATTTATATTATTCTTCCCTCTGTAACTAATACCTTCAAGGTTATAGTTAATAAAAGGATTTAAACTATAAATGTCGCACTTATATAAATTTTTTAACTTTTGCTTCACTGCTATTGATTGAACTTCAAAAGCGTAATTACGTTGTTTAGCCTCAGCCATATCCGATTGATTACCAGATTCATAACCATAATTTTTGACCCAAGTTTGACCATCAAGTTCACCACAGTCGTGACCAACAAGAATAATATTCTTAGCACCAAGATAAGCAGCAAAGTGCATAGCAGAAGTGATACTTGACCAAGAGACATATAATCCTGCTTCTTGGTCAGGCCAATCTCTATCGACCCTAGCGTGCTCACACATATTTTGCTTGTGGTAGAAGCCATAAAGATTTGGTAAATCAGGTAGTGTCTTAGCATACTGATTTCCACAGTCTCCAAAACTGACTATCACTTTTGTTCTAGGCATTTTTTCAGCATGCTTAATCGCTTCAGGGTGGTGTTTCGTTAAGACATATTTAGTTTTAGGTAAATATTCTTGTCCAACTTCATTCACGCAAATTGTTATTTTATTCTTAAAAAAAATAGGATTTATAAAATTTAATGTTGCGCCAGAGCCTAAGACATAAATGTCTTTATTTTTATGAGCATTTTTTAACGCTGAGATATTTTGATTTAATCCCATGTATTTTTTCTTCTTCTTCTAATAGACCACTCCCCTGAACTCATGTCACCACATTGAACTTTCACCTGATAATAATTAGAGTTGTCGTGATAAGTTTGGTCATTTCTTTGCTGATAACCAGATTTAAGTGTTGATGAATTATCGTGGGCTATGGGTATGAAAGATTGTTCAATGTTTAGATTTAAGGCTTTTATTCTTCTTTCGTAATCATTATCTTCAAAGTATGCTGGATGTAATCCTTCATCAAATAATCCAACCTGGTCAATTATCTTCCAGCCGACACTAAAAGCACACCAGTTTGGCGCACCATTAGATAAAAGAAGCTTGTCTGGTTTAGATGATTCTGCGAACATCTTTAACGAATCTCCACCCCACTCAACATCAAAATTGCTAATCAACCAATAATCAGACATTGGTGTTGATTTGATTCCTAGATTCCAAGATGAGGCAACGCCTAAGTTACTTGGTATTTTTAAGTGCCATATCTTGTTTATCCACTGATTCCAAACAGGTAAATAGTCATAATCTTTTGCGCCGTTGTTGATTATTATCAAATCTTTAATTGGGTAATTGATTGACATAATCATTCTGTCTAGGAGGTCGTGCCTAGTCAAGACAGGAACTATCATTACAGGTATCATGGGATGCCCTTTAAAAGCCTTAAAAGGCCAAAATTAGCCTCTTTCATGGATTATTCAGCCCCAGGTATTACGGATACTTCTTGAGCGTGGAAATAGGCCTCTAGAAATGGTTTCCAGTATTTCTCATAAACTGCGTCAGCATAATAATCTTGAGCGAACTCCATAGCCTTTATGCTTTTAATTCTGTCTCTCTTATGAGCCTCAGATAAAGCATTGATAATTTCTGGTACTGAGGGTACATGAAAGAAAGATTTTTGTGGTGCGTCCCATAAAGGTTGTCCGTTAATTAACCATCCATCGCCACAAAGTTCAGCAGATGCCGCAAAATTAGAAACTATCACTGGTGTTCCACAAGCTTGTGCTTCTATTGTAGGGATACCAAATCCTTCACCATAACTAGTCGCTAGTAGCACATCCATACCTGTATAAAGGCAAGCCAGTTGTTCTTGTGAGTATCCATATCTTAATTGGTAAGGGTCAGCGATTCTAACTTTTGACCTATCAATACCACACGCAATCAATAAGTGATTTAACTTGATTCCACCTAAAGAACCATCTGGGTCGGTATGTAAATATAAATAAACATCTTCTTTATTTTGAGCAAACATCGCGAACGCTAATAAGTTTTCTCCAAAGGCTTTTCTGCAAGGATAGATTCCTTTATTTGCAGCGTTCATCCCAACTACAAAAGCGTCTTCTGGTATTCCCATAAATTCTCTAGCAGTTATTTTGTTACCTTTGATATCGGTTATTTCTTCAGTTGGTTCAAATACCTTCTCAATAGCATGAGGAATATAAACTGAATCAATATTTACTTTTTTTAAGGCTTCTTGTCCGTACTTGCTCATAGCGATTGGTGTGACAAAATCTTGCTGACACCATTGTGCTACTTCTGGAGGAACAGGCATGTGGTCAATTGGAACCCATGAAGCCACAGGCCAATCTTTCCACTTCTCTCCTTTAAATACCCAAGTATCAAATAAAGTGAGTAATAATCTTTTGGCTTCTGGGTCTTGATTAAACCAATCAAAAGCATGTGCTGGTATGACATCATTTGAATATGGGTCTGCGCCTCTTGGATAACAATACAAAGGTCCATTTTCAGTTGGATAAACTGTCGAGTTCGCCTCTAATCCATATAAACAAGCGACTGCTGTTGGGTAACCATCGTTTAATAATCTTGAAGTGACTTGTTTAGTTTGTTGGCCATAACCAGTACTTGCCCAGGGAGCATTACTTACGAATAATATGCGTTCTTTTTTTTGATTATTTTTAACTATCTTAAGATGACTGGCTTTACTTAAAAGCTTCTTTTCATTCTTATTCACGCAGGAACTCCAAATGTACGCAGGTGTCTCCCACCATATTACAGATGGGAGACGATTTATGTCTAGGACACGGCCTGCGCTCCGTATCCTAGAACTTTTTCAGGTCAGACTCGGATTAGGAGTTGCTTGACTTGAAGAACTTCACGTGACTTTGTTGGATTAAGTTTCCATCAACACGGAATGTTGCACGGAAAGTAACTAGGTCAGATGAGAATGCGAAATCATCGCTTCTATCTAAACGAAGTCCACCAACTTGTCTTACATAATATGAAGGCAGGTGGCCAAATATTACGGGCTTCACTGCTGATGCTGCTGATGCCATCGCTGGGTTTTCGTAAATTGGATGTCCTAGTAGCAAGTCTCTTGCTTCTGAAGACAATGATGGTGTGAACAAGTATTGTCCAGCATTATCTTTCAATTTACGTACGTTTGCGATAGAGGTTCCGTTCATCATGAAACCAACACCTGGGAGTCTTCTTGCGGCTCCGTCAAGTGAGTACACCAAATCAATGATGTTATCGGCTGTTGGATTAAGAGAAGTTCCTGTTACTGCTGAACCTGCTCTTGAAACGATGCCGTTTGGTTGCACTGTTCCTGTACCAACTGTTAATGCGTTGTTGATTGCATAACCCATTGCATTACCAGTTTGTTGTGCGAGGAATCCAAGGATATCCACACCTGAGTCTTCAATAAGTTCGCGTGAAACTTGAGTCAAGAATGAATACTTGTATGCGCTCAAGGTTACGAAGTTGTTGAATACTGGGTCAGATTCGCCAATTTCAGAACCTTCTGAAGTTACAGTTCCAGTTGAGTATGCGCTCAATGATGGAATTTGTAGGTTTTCGCCACTTGCGGTATTCAAGATGGTTGAAGTTTCTAACATTGGTCCAACTAATCTTGCCAAATCAATTACTTGATTGTAGAAAGAAGTTGGTACTGGTGAGCCTGTTGAACCCTTTGATACGTCTCTTCTTTCAAAGTCGTATGAACGGATTTCACCTCTGGCTAAAGAACGAATTGCTTCAACATCAGAATCATCTTTTCTGGTGTCTGCAACTGGGCGTGCTTGGTTTTCTAAACCTTTCATAGCTTCTAGAGCGCGTGCTTCGCGGTCTTGGTCTGCTTTGATGGTTTCAATTACTTGTGCGCGTTGGTCTAAGTCAGCATTGATACGAACATATTTCTCGTTTTCTTCTGCTGTTAAATCACGCTTTTCTGAAGCAGCAGCATCAAGTAGGGATTTTGCTTCTTCCCATGCTTTTTGTCTGGCTTCATGTTGCTGTTTAATGTAATCTTGTGACATTAATTTACTCCATGAGTTGTAGTTGTTTTATTTTCTGCATGGCTCCATGACAGGGATACAAGGGTGGCTCACACTCACTTGTAATCTAATTATTGCACAGATTTAGTAGTTAATATCTCTTGCTTCTGCAGGAGGGGTGATTCGAGTTTCTTTTACTGGATTAAAATTATTTGTTTCTTCAGGTTCGCTTAATAACAAAATGGCTTCTGCCATCTTCTCTGCATATTCAACTATCACGCCAGACTCAGGGTTTCCTGCTGCTTTAAGTAATGCTGACTTGATTTCTTCTTTATTCATAATCACACCATCTTATATAGTAGGTCGAGTTGCTGTCTTTTAATATTTAATAAATCTTTTTCGCTTGGTTTATCTTCCCTAAGCTTGTTCACCACTTCGTTTATTAAACTGGCTTCTTTATCTTTTAAAGTTTCTCCAGCCTCGAGTTTGAGCATAACATCTGCTAAGTCATCAACATCAACTTTTGTTCTTGTGGCCAGAATATCTAATGAACGAACGCTCGCTGTTGTCGCTTGATAGGCAGGGAATCCGGTAACGATTGACACTTCATGCAATCTTATTTCTTTTAATGTTCTTGTTTTTCCATCGTCTGAATACTTATCTCCACCTCTAGGAACGGAGAATCCAAAACTCATAGCGTGAACATCTCCTCGCTTCATGAGTACTGCTAAATCGCGACCAGCAGTTGTGTCAGGTAGTGTGGCTTCTGCTAATAATCCGTTATCGTCTTCGATGAGTCTCAATGTCTTAGAGCGAGTGGATGCTAATACTTCATCCATATTGTGATTCTTAAATAGTTTAACTTCGTTACGAGATTTTAATGAACGACTGAAAGCACCAGGCATGATAGTTTCAACAAAAGGTAGTGGCTCTGATTCGCTGTTAAAAACAGCAGCATAACCAGAGAAGCGCATGCCGTCAGATTCAGCGTTATCTAGTCTTAATTCAAAATTGATATCTGTCTTGACTCTGCGTTCTACTTTTGTCATCGGGCTTCCTTCTTCTTGTTGTCTTAAGTTTACATGAATAGATGACCATCTTGATTGTTCTTCTTCTGCATTTAATCTATCTACCACACCTTGAGCATATTCCATAGTTCTTCTAGCTTGTGCTTTTGAAGGTCCACTTCCCCAAAGTAAATGAGCGACCAGACCTGCACCTGGGTAACCTGAATCACTTTGGTTAGAATTTGATGGAGCGTCTAAATCGACTAAGTGTCTAGCAATCCAAGGAGCAATCCTGCGCCACTTATCTTCTGATACTTGACCAGCAGCCATATTTCTTGCTTCTTGTTTTGTTTTATCTGTTAAGCCATCTCCACCAAAACCTTGACGATTTAATTCAAGTCCACGTCTAGCAGCAGCACGCATATAGGCTGGAGGAGTTAAATTCACTTGTCTTACTTCTTCTAACTCATCTTCTAATTCTTCTTCATCAACAGGTTGCCAAGCGTTGCAATAATATGAGCCACTGACATAATCATCCCACTTCTCACACCAAGCACGAAGTTCCCCATCATCAAATTCTTTAACATCATCTTCTTTGTAAAAAATACAGTTACCACAAGCGCGACCCTCTGGAACATCTTCGCTAAGAGATGGTCTGTAATTATCAGGCAAAACTCTTTTTTGTTTCTTCATCTTCTTATATTTAATTCTTAAATCATCAATTTTAGTAAGAGTTGAGAATTTATGGCCAACCAAAACATCTGTATCTTCCCAACCATCTTCTTCTTCTCTAAAAATTCTTATCAACGCAGCAGGGTCATCTTCAGTTCCCTCAACTGTGAAATCTGAATCAGGAACATTGATTGTTCCATCTCTTACAATACGAACAATTCTTCCTCTTGCCCTACCACCAGAAGAGTTCCAAGAAACAAAATCACCAATTTTTAATTCATCAGGTCTCGCTCTTTCTCCACCTGGTTCAATATCTTCAGCGATTGAAACTGCAATCATTTGGTCGATAGCGTCTTGCTTAGTTGTGTGACAACCAATAACTTCGCCATCTTCTTTAATAGTTGCCCATCCAGAACAATCAGGTGATGAATCAGTAATGAAATATGGCATCAGTTATCCTGTTTAATAAAAGAGATAGAGTGACCTGATTTAGTTGATACTCCATAAACTGTGTTTCCTGGTCTTAAAATTAAATCAAGGCTATCAAGTTTCACTAATTGCAAACCTGTTGTAGTTGTGACATCTGTTCCTCCGATATAGACAGCGTCTGAATTATCGTTATTGTGAATATGTAAATGTATAGGATTAGATGAAGCGACACCATCAATTAATGTCGCTGCTGTGCCAATTGAGACTACGCCACTTGTTAAAGCCATTATTTAACCTCATAAACTGATTCTGGATTATTTGGGTCAATTTGTGCTACTGGTTGAAGTTGCGTGCTAGGAACTCCTGTGTGTTTAATTGGAGGTAATTCTAATGCTTTCAAGGTTTCTGCTGGGTCGTATCCTGACAATACTAATCTTTGAACCATTTGTACTTTCTTATCTTGTTCAATTATATTGGTGTCAGTCAAATCAATGTTCGCTAACGGCACTCGAAATTGGTCGCCATCTTCAACAGGTGTTAAGTCTTCAAATCTTCTAACATCATTCACAGAATAAAACCCACTCTGCAATCCAGTTGAATAACCTGCTATACGTGTTTGGAAGTCACCTCTTAATAATCCATCAACATTGAATTTTAAGAACGCTACTGTTGGTAACAATCTTGAATACGCGTCTTCAATCTTAGAGATATATGGTCTTAAAGTGTGGACTACGAAATTGATATTATTTTGCTCAACGCTGGCATAAGACATCGCACCAGGCGTTGTGATTCCTATCATGTGTGGAGGAACTCTGAACATTCTTGCTACTTCTTCAATAGCCAGTTTTCTTGAATCAAGCATCTGTGCTTCATCTGGATTAGCACCAGTCTTTTGATATGATGCCCCACCAAATAAAATGCCTGTCTTGTTTGACTTACGATAACCACCATGTCGATTATCAAAACCATCTACTAAATCTTTAGCTTGTTCCCTTGTTAAATTTCCGGGATATTCAATTATTCCTTGTGTCGTTGCACCTTGACCAAAGAATCTTGAAGCGAAAGATTGTAATGCTGAGGCCAATCCTAAGTTGTCTTTTAATTCTGTTACGCGAGAAGTTCCTCTCAACTTACCTGGTCTTCTAACTTCTGTTATGTGAATCATTTCATCGGAGGTTATTACAGCCTCTTGTTGGTTATCGATTACATAAACTATTTCTCTAGATTGTGGGTCGCGTCTAACTTCAATGCGAGTAGGGTCAAGACAAACTAAGTTGGCTACATCTCCGTTGCCATCTCTAAAAATTCTAACGAAAGCGTTGCCATCTAATAGTAAAGAAATTAACACTTGTTGATAGTGCTCACTTCTTAATAAATCAATATCTGGTCGCATTACCCACTCTGGTCTTGGACGATATGGGACTCTACTTCCATCTCTTCTGATGAAAGCGTCCATAGGTAAAGTTGAAATAGTATCGCTTATCAACAGA